TCAGGGGTGCATATTATGAGAATTGAACCGATGGGTTCAGTAAACTTATTAGGAGTAGACCCGAAGTACCGTCCACTAATTTCGGTGAATTTCCGATGCTTAGTGAGAATGTAAACGAGGAGCCAACGGCTCCGCAAGAGAGAGTGGTAGACCCGTATGGCAGAAACGCAACAACCGATGAGTTCCAACGATGCTGGAAATGTGACAGGCTCCTCTTCGAAAGCGCAACGCGTCCGTGGAGTATCCGATGTCCCCGTTGTAAATCCAAAAATAAATCAGGATAATTTTTTCAAAGATTTAGATTCTTTAATTGGCATAAGCCGAGAACAAGGCGGTTGCTCAGTCGGCAGATTAGTTTCAAATTTAGATGAACCTTTGCGTTCAAAACTTAATGAAATCATGAGAAACGAAAAAGTAAATTCTGCTCGTCTTTCTGAAGTTATGTTAGCCTATGGGCTTCAAGTATCTTCCAGCGATGTTCTCAGAAGGCATCGACGAAGGCTTATAGGAAAAGACGGGTGTAAGTGTCCGAATGAGTCTTGATGACGCTTTAGATAATCTGCTTAAAACTAGCGAGATGAATTCAGTTCAAAAAACTGAACCTCGTCAAAGACAAGCAGAGTGGATGCCTGGAGTTACTTGGCAAGGCGAAGAAGGAATAGTTACCACTCAACCAATGGAGGGCGATAACGCGCCCGATTGGTCAGGAGTTCTTCGAATGTGGGGATTAGACCCTGAGCATTTCCAAGTAGTAGAACCAGTTCTTTTCAATGTGTGGGGCGATACTTTAGGAGTTCTTAATCGCCAATGGAAAGGCAAAGTAGTCCGCAAAGGCAAAGAAGAAGTTGCCGATATTGAAGCCTTAATTGAAGAGATAAAAAAACACAAACCCCGCGAGCGTAAACCAATTACAGGTGGAGCAAGCCTTGTCGTATGCGCCGCAGATTGGCAAACAGGCAAAAGAGATGGCGATGGTCTAAAAGGTTTAGTTGGTAGATGGTTACAAGCAGTTGATGATGTTGAGTTCAGAATTAAAGAATTAAAAAAGATAGGTCGCCCAATTGATTCAATCACAGTTCTATGCTTAGGCGATTTAGTTGAAGGATGCGACGGTCACTATGACATCCAAACTTTTACAGTTGAAGTTGATAGAAGAGACCAAGTAAAGATTGCTCGTCGTCTCCTAAGAGATGCTCTTATCCGCTGGTCAAAGGTTGTCCCTAATATTACCGTCGCGGCGATTGGTGGAAACCATGGTGAAAACCGCAAGAACGGTAAAGCCTTTACAACTCTTAATGACAATGACGATGTAGCCCTAGTTGAGTCCGTTGCTGAAATTTTCCAAGCCAATCCTGAAGCCTACGGTCATATCCGTTTTGCTATTCCAACAGATGAGTTGAGCCTTACAGTTGAAGTTAATGGAAAGATTATTGGGATTACTCATGGACACCTTGCTCGCAGTTCGGGCAGTCCCGAAGCAAAACTTCGCAGATGGATTGCTGACCAAACTCTCGGGCGTCAGGCAATAGGCGATTGTGACATTTTGGTTTCGGGTCATTATCATTCATTCCGTCTAGCAGATTGGGGAGGAGTCAAATGGCTACAAGCACCAGCCCTCGACGGGGGAAGCGTTTGGTGGAGACAGTCCAAGGGGGAGGTTGCGGCTGTGGGAGTTCTGACATTCCTAGTGACCAGCGAGGGAGTCTCGGACATCCAAGTATTATGAACGACCCAAGAGACATTGCTTTATACGCCGCTGAATTGGTCTCAGGAGAGCGTCAGGACGCTTATGGGCATCCGCTTGATAACTTTACTCGAGCATCAAAGATATGGGCTGTAATCCTCGGCTGTGAGGTTTCTGCTGAGCAAGTTGCCCTCTGTATGGTTGGCATGAAGGTAGCCCGTGAGGTCAATCAATCCAAGCCCGACACGGTAGTAGACGGCATCGGTTACTTCCTTACTCTCAACATGATTCAAGAAGAGCGCCTGAGAAGAGAGAATAACTAACCCTAGTTGTGATATAATGGTCTTGTCCTGAGAGGAGGACGAGATGAAGTACGAAGGATTGGAAGTTGTTGAGCGTGATACCGCTCGCGGGTCTGCTGAGTACATCTACAAGGGTGTCAGAATTTCTAAATACACTCAAGAGCGTGGACACAAAACAAGAATCCGCGGTGGTTATAGCCGTGCTGGTGTGAAGTTCACTTACAAAGTTAAAAACTTTCGCGCCCACGCGATAGTTGCGACAAGTTACACAATCGTCAAAAATTACACTTTGAAGGAAACAATTGCTGAAATTGATGCTTACTTGATTCGGGAAAATGTAATTGCCGATAGAGGCGAGATTATTAACGGGGTTGCTGAAAGAGAACTTTTCAGAAGCAGGGGCGAGTACAACGGTTAATTAAAAAGTTAATAATCGTTCAAAAACTCACCTGATACACTAAACCTACTGTGCGCTTTGTCGCCCGAGTTTTTCGTCTCTTCCGTGTCCGAGTGACCTGACGGTTACTTGGGTTACCCATGTGCCGTATCGGAGGAGGTTTGAATGGCTCGGTATAGAGTCTTACAGGGTATTGATTACCCACCTAATAAACGCGCTGAGGTTGGCGATATTGTCGAAGATATTCCAGCGCAATCAGTCAAATGGCTTTTAGATTCAGACATCATTGAAGATGCAGATAAGCCAAAAAAGAAAACAGAAAAGCCTGTTGTAGAAGAAACTAAAGCCGAACCCGTTGCAGAGGTTGTAGAAGAACCTGCTGTTGAAGAGGGTCTTGATGCTGATGCCACAGATGTTGATGGCGATGGTTCTATCCAAGACGGCACCCCATCCCCAGTTGAGGAGAAATAATGCCTACATTCCGCCACGGTAAAAATGTCAATGTCTTTTTAGATGAATATGACTTTTCAACCTATTTTAATGATGTGAGCGCATCAACAAGTATTGATACCGCTGAAGTAAGCGCCTTTGGTACAAGCGCAAAAGAATATGTAGTCGGTCACCGAGATGGAACAGTTTCTTTATCAGGTATGTTTGAATCGACGGCATCAGTTGGTACTGACCAATTTTTTGCAAGCGCTCTCGGTTCAGCCACAAAAGTTAAACTAATCGTTGCTCCTGAAGGTCATTCAAATGGCGCTGGAGCAATTTTGTTACAAGCAGACGATACATCTTATGAGGTCTCAAGTGCCATCGCAGATATTGTCCAAGCAAGCGCAGAATTCCAATCAACAGATGCAGTTGAACACGGAAGAATTCTTTCTTCAGGTGCGACTGTTTCTGCGACTGGAAATGGAACAGGTGTAGATAACGGAGCCTCAACCGCAAACGGTGGAGCAGGTTTTCTATCAGTTCCAGTAAATACCCGTAACGGGAACATCACAGTAAAAATTCAACACTCAGCAGATAACACAACTTTTGCTGACTTGATTACTTTTACCGTGGTAAGCGGTACAACTAAAACTTCAGAAAGAGTTGAAGTTGCTAGTGGCACAACAGTAAACAGATACCTGCGTGTGAACTACACAGTTGCAGGTTCAACAGGCTCGGCTACCCCTGTGGTGGCTTTTACTAGGAGGTAAAAAACAATGCCTACATTTCGTCATGGTAAATCCACCGTATTCAAGGTAGACAATTCAGGTGGAACACTTACAAACATCAGCGACACACTTACAGATGTGTCATTCCCACAAACAGTAGACACAGCCGAAACTTCTACTTTTGGAAGTTCAGCAAAGTCTTATGTAGTCGGTCTTTCAGATTCATCACTTAGCATTTCAGGAAACTTCGATGCAACAGTTGATGCTCACTTGGCTGGAGTTCTAGGTCAAGCGGCTTCACTTTCATTTGAGTACGGTCCTGAAGGCTCAACAAATGGGTTCGTCAAGTACACAGGAGAGTGCATCCTTACTTCTTACGAGAAGAGTGGTGCAATCGGAGATGTAGTGACATACTCAGCCGAGTTCCAAGTGACAGGCGCCATTACACGCGGTACCTATTCATAATAGGAATTGATTCAAAAAAACTT